AGAGTTTGCATCTGTTCCACAACCAACCTTAAAGGTATTATTTTCGTGCGTTGCGATTCCACTATTACTAAACTTAAAAATCTCAAAGTTTCTTGGGTCTAATCCATAAATCGCATCACCCTGAACTTTGGGTGTGAGTGTAATTGCAATATTCTCACCAAATGCAGACTTGGAACAAGCACTCTCATTTAAAATATTTCCATACTCATCAGCACGAAGATAAACCTCGTGCAGGGTTCTTTCCTGATTTAAATAATCTTGTTCATTTTTATTCCACTGAGCCATTATTCACCCCACGATAATCTTTCTGGTTGATACCTCTGAGAATTCTTGATTTTTAAAGAACCTTGCAATTGTGCTGGATATATGTTATGAACAATTGCACCAGGATACTCCCCTTGAAGTTCCTCTGCAAGTTCATTTTTTGACATCATACTACCTTCAATTTCCATACGATAAATCTTTCCTTCCCAAACAATGTCAGCAAAAAAAGATTCGCCAACAGGTTCTGGTTGAGTTTCTGAACCACCAATATAGAGATTCCCATTGAAATCTCCTGCGATATTTACACTTTCTGAGAGGAATTGTTTAAAGGATTTCATTTTAGTTGCAGTTCCAACGACGAAGGGCTTTGTTGATTCTTGAATCTGGATCTCTTGCAGTTTCTGCAGAGGTTAATCTCTTCTTCATACCTTTCATGCGACTACAGAAAGACTTGCGACGTTCTGCTCTTTTACCTGTTGGTTTCTTTTCAGTTACTGCAGTTTGTAACTTAGAACCTGGATTTTCTCTACGGTATGCATCCACTGCTTTCTGACTTAATCCATCAGTTTTATCTTTACGATTTACTGATTGCCAGTCTTCAGTTTGGAGGAATTGCTCTCCTGGTTTCACTTCAGAAACATAGTATGTTTGGACTTTTGCTCCAGGATATACCTTGTCAATCTGATTCTGAACTTCCTTTCTACTTGGTTTTGTTACTTGTGGGAAGAACATTTTAATTCCATAATATTTTCCTCTCCAAGAAAGAGTAACAAGAATAATATTTCCTGTTTTTGATGGAATACGAACTGCTTCATCTAAAGGACATTCACCAATTCCGTGAACTGGACATTCTTTACCTTTCTTTGTGTTGTTACACTCTACTTCTTCTTTTTTAATACCACCAATACGATCTACCAAATTTCCCAAAGATCTGCCAACTTTATCGCGCTTACGCTCAGATTTAACGGCAGGTTTGTTGCCACTTTTTTCTGCTTGCTTACGCTTAGCAAAATCCATATAAGATTCGCCTGGTTTTAAACGCTTACTGTAATCAGGTTTGGACTGTGCAGAAGTAGATTGTCCCCTATCTTCACGAGCACGAGCTTTATTTCCAGCACCACTAATTTGCGAATCTTTCTTTGGATCTGGATGCCACCAATCTCCTGCCTCTCCAAGAACATCAAACTCTTCTTTTTTAGTTTTATTACCCCAGTTTGATGCTCCTACCTTGCGGCATTTTACTAATGCTCCGGATGCATATGCACTCGGCCAAACTTTATATCTAGATTTAACTTTGCTGTAGCAAGCATCCTTTTCTCCAGCAGCCTCTACAATATCAATTTCATCTCCCTCTTCTATATTATTTTCAGCAAACCAACCTCTATTAACTTCCAGAGCACAAATAACTTCTCCATCAGAAGTAACAGGTGTTTCATCAAATGGATCTAATTCTTTAATACTTTCAATAATACCTTCCTCCGTAATGAAAGCGATGTCCAGAGGAATTCTTGTTTCTTTCATATAGAATGATTGCTCTGCAACCTCATCAAAAATGAAGAGCATTCCACTATTCTGATCTAAACTTTCACGAAACATAAGACCAAGATTAAAATCTCTAATGTTAGTCGGGATTTCAATCTGAAGAGGAAGAGTTACAAATTCCTCATTGGTTACATAATCTGCGGCAGTATCAATATAATCAGCTGCTTTTGTGATCTTAGATTGGACCCATGCCTCAAGATTTCCTTCACCTTTTTTGCCCATTTTCTTTTCTAATCTTTTAGCAGCATTTTTGACAGTCTTTAGTTCAGACCGTGCCATGGAATATTCGTGATCTTTTTTAGTCTCTTCAGTTGCCACGTTAATTGCCTTCCCTTTACGCTCTGGGTTTGGATCTTTAAGATTTTTACGACGAAATGCTCTTTCTTCTTCATCCTTAGAGAGAGCACGTTTCATTTTGCTAGAACCGCACTTTGGTTTTGTTGTTTGTCCAGGTTGTTTGGCGCAGGGTTTTCCTGCATATTTACCACCCAATTGTACCCAACCAGATTTTCCATCAGATGATTTGCTTTTACCAAACCAATCGTGAAGAGAACTGTCTCCAGATTTGTTTTCTTCGCTTACCTCCTCATGTTCATCATCTTTCATGAGTTTTCCATCATCCATTACATGATGACCTTTTGGAATAGGTTTGCATTTTTCATCAGTAAAGCAGTAATATTCACCTTTAGGACAATTTTTCATTTTACTGGTTTAGACTTAGTTTCTTCACCTTTTGCTCTTTTTACTCTTCCAGCACAGTGGGCTTTCTGAGAAAATCCTTTCGGATTTGAGCAATCAATACTCTTTTTATATTTATTAGACCAGGACTCTTGGAACTGTTTAAAGGTTTTCATATTTTTTGTAAATTTAAATATTAAAAAATAATATTTAATTACCTACTTCAGATTATTTATCCACATCTTTTATACCAGACTTTAATAATTTTGCCAAATCTGCAGTAGATCCAACGAAAAGAGCATTATTGACTGTTGATGGTCCTTTTGTCTGCTTTTCTTCCTCAACATCTTTTAACTTTTTCTGAAGTTCCATTAATTTGTCTGTAGCGTCAGCGACACTTTTTATAAGTTGTCCAGCTACCTCATATGCTCTTGCTTGCTCAGTCTCTTGTGCTAATTCTAATATTCCATCAATTGCTTCTTGTCCTTTCTCAATCAAACTATACAAATTACCCCTTGTATAGTCATAATCTTTTCTGATGTCTTCTGATGAAGATCTTAATTTCTCTATTTTACTATCATCTTTTACAATATCTGGTTGAACTATATCATTTGAAACATCAAATGCATCACTTAAGTTATCGAATTTTTTTGTCATTTTTATACAATACTGCCAGTAAATCCAAAATCATCTCCTTGCTCAACCAATGCATTATCTGCAGCATTAATAATGTAAATAGGAGTACCCCTTAAATGCTCAGAGATTGTTGTTCCATCTCTTCCTCTTAAGACAGTAAGTGTATTTCCAGTTATTGACTTAATGTATATTTCTTCATTTTCGATATCAATATAGGTTTTTTCAGTCAATCCACTCGCATCCTCAACATCAATAGTCTTAGCAATCTTAGTAATATCGGACGCTAATGTTGTAGTAGCATTTCCTGTATAACTTTTGATTGCTCTTGGTTCTGCAGAATATGTAACTTCTCTTGTTGTATTTGTAATATCCGTACCTGTAAGATAACTGACAGTTGCCTTTTTGATAATATCTTTGGAAGCAGAAGATACTGGACCAAACAGATATGTTTTTGCAGTAAATCTTAGCGTATAAAGAAGAACTCTTCTTGAGGTAAAGTCTCCTTCATAATCATCTTGCATCGTGATATTTTCCAAAACAACTGGAATATCTCGTTTTTCATTTATAGATTCGACCAGTTCTACAGATAAGTTAAATGCTGGTTGAAAATATGGTAATATCTGTTCTACTATCTGAAGAGCATCGTCATTTAATTTTGTCATAATGCTCAACTCAAACTGCATATTATAAGGAACTGGCATATAAGTTTTCTTAGACTCTGATCCATCATTTGGATCTTTTACAATATATTGCTGAGTAGTTGTAACTTTTCTAGATGGATCATAGGTTAAACCAGTAAACTCAAAAGACATTCTTGGCAAAGTTATTGCCGTTGACTTATTTAAATCTGGAGACTGCTCAACTCTAGCAAGAAACTTTTGAGTTGGTCCATAAGCAAGAGGGACCCGAATAATGTTAACAACATCATCCGAAGAATTTGTTTGTTTAATGGTTAATGAATTAAAAAGAGTACCAAAAGCAATGATGGTTCTCCTTAAAATTTCATTATAAAAATACTCAAACATTTTTTAGTCCCTATAATGATAGAAGATATAATAAGTATTATTTATGGAATCCCAAAAGGATTCCTTTCAGTAAAATCTAAGATAGAATCTGCTTCTGTTTCAATAATAGCATTATCCGCAAATCCATCATTTGGAGGATTAAGATCAATGACTCTTAATTCATGAGATGCTCCAGAACTAGATCCAACTATATTTTCTCCTATAATAAAGTCTCCATTTGTAGAGTATACCTCAAGAACATTCGTAGTACTATTCCAAGTCTTAACTCTTGCAATAGTTCCACTAGTAGATCCTGTAACTATTTCATTAAAAGTAAAGTTTCCTGTTGATCCTACGGATGGGTTGGAAATGGTTATCGTAGGAGCAACACTATAACCAAGACCAGCATTAATCACATTGATTGCAGTAATTGTACCGGCAGCACTGACAATTGCCGTCGCCGCAGCAGAAACTGTGGTAACTCCACTCAAGAATACTTCATTAGAAAAACTAACTGTAGGTATTCCTATATACCCACTACCACCAGATGTTACAGTTATAATACCAACAATACTATCTCCTATTAATGTTGTTGCAGCTGCACCTGATCCTCCACCACCAACAAATTTAACTCCAGGAGCTACAGTATATCCTGATCCCGGATTTACAATATAAACGCTTTGAACTGACTTTGTTCCTGGTGCAATGTTATCAAGACATACAACAACTCCTCCTATTAAAGATGCAGTTGCAATACCTGTAATTCCTCCAGATGGAGCAGAAGATATTGCAACAGTTGGCACAGAAGTATATCCACCACCTCTATTTGTTACTGAGATGGATCTAATACCTCCACTAAGAAGGGTTGTAACTGCTGTTGCAGTACTACCGACTCCAGCAAGAGTTAAGGAAATAGAAGATCCAATAAGTGTAGAAATGCCATCCTCACTGGAACCACTAAGATTATTTCCTACAATAGTATCATCAATCTCATCTATACCAGTATCTATAATTTCATCTTCATATCTGAACAATTCACATTGCAATTCATAAACATAATTTTTTTGCAATTGATAGAAAGGTTTTTCATGCTCTACAAATTTAATTTCAAATAATCTATCACCTAAAGGGAAATAGATTAAATCACCTTCTTTTGGTCTTGTCGATAATTTTATATTATCTAAATCCTTTATTAATGGAGTAATATATTCTTTAAATCTTTCTTGGGAAATTATTAAACTAATTTCGTTGGTTGATTGTATACCAAACTTTG